GACGCTCTTCCGATCTCTTACGATTATACCTGGTTCTTCTGTATGCCAGATAGCGAGGAGATCATCTGCTTCCATGTCATCAGCGGGGATTGCCCCCCAGCCTGTCTCCAAGTAGTCATACGTGTAAGCAAAGAATTCCTTCTCTTGTTCAGTTAGTTCTTTCTTACGATTCCCCTTGTACTCTTTGTAGATATCTTTACGGAAGTTACCCTTGCCTTTGATAGCTATTTTACCTGTACCACCTTGCAAGTCTGCCATGATACTGGCAATAGTTTGATCCAGCTTTTTCTTAATATCTTTAGTACTCGTAGCACCCCAAATAGATTGATATACCAGGATATCGCCATCAATGTAAATATTAATACTCATCTTCATCCACCTCCGTTATTTCTAGTCTACCTAAGTGTAACCCTACCATCATGTCCAGCGTGCGTTCTAGCTTACCGTCTATCCTCCATATTTGGTAGGCCTGAAATATAGTAACACCGACTAAGATGTAAATAGTATCTACGGGTCCCATTTTTCAAAGTACTCCTTGAGTTCTTGGTATCCCCCAACATGTGTACCCTCAATTACAATTTGAGGGGCAGTGGTGCCCAATTTTTCTTTAACACCACGGCGGAGTTGAGGCTCTTTAGTTAGGTTGACCTCATGTATAATATAGTTCCGCTTTTGATGCAATAAGTTTTTTGCTTTCTCACAGAATTCACAATTATCTATCGTATACATGGTCACATTATATAACTTATCAGTAAATAGGGCCATTCACACTCTCCTTCTTCTTCTCGTAAGGTGAGACTACTTCACGATAGAAAGTTTGTTGAATACTGGCCAGCACCCCCATGATCTCATTTAATGTTTGATAAGTGTAACTATTTTTACCATCAACATAATCATATACCTTTTGATCTGTAAGATAGTCAGCTACCATCGCTGAGATTAAGTACTGGAGTTCACTCGCAGTCTCTGGATCTCGGTTGAATAGGCTCTCTCTTTCTTCTTGAGTAATATTTGACATCAGTGTACCTCCAAATAATTTCTACCGACTTTACAGTCACCTGCTTCCATAATCGTGACACCCAGTTCTTTTGGTGCATCCACGAACCATTTACGGATTATAGTTTCTGCTCTTTCAGTATCAGTGGGTGAAATCTCCCATGTACATTCATCATGGTAAAATAATAGTTGTTTAGCTTCGATACCCTCTTCTTCGAAGGCCTCGTTAATACGTACAATAGTCCTCTTCATTAAGATGGCTTCTGTACCTTGGATCAAGTAGTTGAATGCTTTGTATGCCTCATCAGTATAAATTCGACGACCATCAAGACCACGTAAGTAGCCCCGTTGCTGCGCCACATTCTTTACTTGTTCAGTTAATGCTGCTAGCGCGGGCCAACGATTTAGGAAGGCAGCTTTAGCTTTGTTACCTGCTTGTGCAGATCTACCTAAGATAGTACCCAGCTTGTTACCTCCCGCCCCGAATAGGAAAGCGAAGAAGAAAGGTTTAGCTTCAATCCGAGTACAGTTGATAGCATCTGCATTCTTCTGGTGAATATCTCCTTTCAGGATTTCATCAGACATTTCTTTATCCCTACCGAAATGTGCTACAACTCGAGCCTGATAACCAGCTCCGTCAGCAGAGATTAATACTTTATCATCAGGGCAGATAAACATAGACCTGATTTCAGAACCGTAAGTAGCCTTAGGCGAAGGTATGTTAGCGATAATCTTATGGGTTTGCCGACCTGTGGCAGCACCAATATCAATAACATCACCGTACAATCTACCGTCATGGATGTGTTCTTTCCAACCATTAAGTATACTGTGTCTAGCACGTAGAGTAAAGTATAGATCAATATCAACTCCGATAGGGCCTAGCTTTTCTAAGCTGTCTGTTGTAAGCTTAGGGCTAACTTTCACGAAGTTACCGTTAATCTTCTTCCAATTCCACTGGGTGGGTTCCCAATCAAGGGTATACAAGAACTCTTTAAGGTGCTCTTGGTTGCCCAGTCGTGCCTCAACTACCTCTTTACGTTGAAACTCTTCTCCTGGCTCTATAGGAGGAGTAGAGCTAAGAGAATCAGACACATCAATATATCTACCCAGATAGTCACCTAAAAGCCTTGCGGATACAGCAGTGTATTCCCCATTCTTTTTGTACTTAGCTGTTTTAGGTTCCTTATCGATTGTAATTGTGAGTGTTCCAAGTTTGTGTTCAACTCTACCCTCAATCTCATCCATTTCACCTTTTATTTTGGTTATAGTGTCTGCAAGTAACTTCTCGTTAAGCTTCCACCCGTTCTTAATTTGTTTACTAGACCAGTAAGCCACTTGATGCTCTACTTTAATTGCATCATCATAGTTAGGGTTAGTAATAATAATCTCATCATACTCTTTGATAAGCATATCATACACGGATATATTAGCATCAACGTCTGCTACACAGTACTCCACCATCTCAGCAGAGTAGTTATCAAAACCACCATCGTACTCTTGTTTCTGTTCTCCCCCTGCTTGTATAGCAAGGGCTTTCAGACTGTGTCTACGATTTGTTTTCTTACGGTGGAAGTCATTTAGTCGTGAATAGATCATTGTATCTATGATTTTATTACGATCTATAGCGTAACCTGTCACCTTCTCAAAGACCGCCCGATCATAACGCATACCATTGTGTGCTATGATTCCAGTAGCCTCATCGAATAGTTTGAATGATTCAGATACATCAGGGTATTGGTCATCGTGGTCGCTGAAAATATGCAACTCTTGAGTGTGCAGGTTACGCATCACTGAAACCCATATTGTATCCGCGACATCTTGGAAGCCGTTCGCTTCGATGTCCCACGTATATACTGTCATAGTGTTTCCTTCATGTTAATGATTAACTTCCAAATTACCCCCGACAGGACTCGAACCTGTAACCTACTGCTTAGAAGGCAGTTGCTCTGTCCAGTTGAGCTACGGGGATGTTCTTATTCAGACATAGCTTCGGCGATGTAGGTTCTTAATATAAGATACCATAGCCTGAGTTATATCATAGCAGTCAGCGATATACCGTTGAGTAGCCACTCGGTCCTGTGCTAACTTGCGAATTACTTTTACTTCATTGTTTGTCAGTTTCATTTTCTTTTCTCTCTTTTGCTAAAGGTACAAGCCAGGAATCCACACTATCATGCGGATCGTCCGAACTCTTTTGGGATGTACTTGATTCCTGCGATGTTTCCGTTGTAGAACTTTGATCCACCATTTGAATCCCTCGCCGTCAACACGTCTAGTTTGTGTTGAATGTTAGCCTCACCATAAGACAAACCACCTCTCGTAGCATATAACATTATTATTGTGAAAGAGAAGTGGTCCATACCATGTTTAGCTAGAGCCAAGTTTAACTCAGCAGAAGACCCAGTATAGGTCTTCCAGTTAGTTTCAGTACCGTGACGGTAGTTGGGGGTTTTGACCCCTTTTCTAACATAGTTCTTTCTTCCGCCATGCAGAAAGTTTTTCTTACCTACATAGTACCTGTCTTCTAAGACGTTATGGATAAGATAAACAAAACCATGTAAGCCCAGTATATCTACAGGCCCCGTGGTCCTCCAGTGACCCTGTTCAGGATGTTGAGTATAGTCTTTTATCTTATCAAGTAGTGGTTCAAACTCCATTATAGTACCCCACCACTGCCTCTACTGCTTCCTGCAAGTCATAGTGTACTTCTGTTGCATAAGCATAGATGAAAGGATGTTTGAATTGTGTAGGATCTACCAGCACAATAACAATCTTATCCCAGTCATGTGCCTTAGCTACCTCAATTACTGTACCCCATTTCTTTCCAGGCACACTATCTCGTAGGTCAGCAAGAACCACTCTAGACTTCTTGATATCCACCATGTCTTGGGCTTCAATCCTTTTCAGCTTGTTATAGGTAGATATCGCCTCTTTCTCATCTGGCGTTAAGTGTAGAGGTGCTCGTCTTGTGGGGTGTAGACACTTAATCCCAAAGTCGTCTAAGTACTTCTCGACGTATTTACGCCAATCCAGCATGTCACTTATACTTACATGCTCCATAGCACCTGCAGTGTACACGTAGTCATCCATTTTACTTACCTTCTTTCTTGTTAACCCTAAAGAAACGGTTGGCCCAAAGTATTTGAGCTACCTGTGTAGTATAGTAAGGA